ATACAAGCTGGTCCACTCGTTTAGGAACTGACCAACGTCAGGCTTGGTAGCATACACAGCAGAGTTGTTAGCCAACGCACGTTGAGGGTTAGCCTCCCACCACTGACCGACCTTAGCATGACGCATCTTGTCATCCTCTAAGTCAGACAGTGAGATCATAGCTGAACGTCTAACGCCACCTACTACAACAACCTCAGCAACCTTACACATGATGTCATGACACTCTAGCGTATTTAGCTTACGACCTGCTGCACCTTGAAACCTAGCGATAACAAACTTAAACAACTCATGTAAAGGTTCTGGTCCACTAGCCCTACCACCAAACGTCTTGAGTCTAGCACCTGCTGGTCTAACCTTGCTTGTATCCCACTGAGGTATCTCACCAGAGTACAACAAAGCAATGACCTGACGTAGTGACTTAGCCCAACCTTCTTTACTATCAGGTACAACAATAGTTGTTTCGGAGTCGAACAACTGGTCAGGTATCTCAGGTAGTTTGTCAACATACTTATGCTCAACACTAAACCCTACACCAGTACCACAAAGTAAGATGTACATAGCCTCATCAAATGCTTTGGGATCATCGACAGGCATGTAGCTACAGTTGTAACCTGCTGTGTTGTCTCTGTCGAGTGCCTTACCTGCAGCCATGATAGCTCTCATAGAAGGCACAACCTCTAAGTTCTTGATAGCCTCACGCATCTCCGAGTCTGTCTCCATAGGCATGACATGGTTATGCTTAGTCTCCAGATGGTTCTTCATGAAGTCCATGTATCTATCGACTGTCTCAAACCAATCTTCTCTACGTCCTTCTGCTTCTACGAATCTGCAATACCTACTCTTAGCAATATACTCTTGGTAAAAATCCATCTATATTTCCTTTATTAGTTTATCGTAATTATCTTCTACAACATCTTCAAATCTGTTCAGTATATCTACTGAAGTTATTTCTAATACTTCAAGTAATTCTATTTCATCTAAAACAGAAAGTTTTTCTATAAGTTCAGGAATCGTGAGATTCATCTGAGTTCTCCATGTTTTCTATTTCCATCAGCACCAACGTACAGTATCCAGAGATGTCCCTCCAAGAGTCATCGTACATCGGATCGCCATTAAGTATTCTAGCTAACTTGTTTGCTATTAACTCAAGAGACTCTAACATATAAGCTGGCATAAACGGATAATTACGAGAGTTCTTAATTACTTTCTTTATGTCCTGACTAATCTGACTTACGTCTCTGTATTCACCATATGTACCTGCTCTGGTTTGTAGTACATTTTTAATTTCCATATTGTTTCCTTAGATAATTAATCGAGACAGGCATCTCGTCAAAGCTACCATTATCTACTTCATTAAACACCCACACACCAGACCAGCTACCATTAGTCTGAGGATTAAGATACTCCTCATCGTGTTGGTAAAAAATACCAGCAAACAAACCAGTGATCCTAGAGCCGTCAGCTTTCTTACTGAACGCTATAGATCTATCTTGGACATGACCCATGATACAGCTCATGTGTTTCTTTTGTAATAAAAGATTAGGACTGCTGACTGGTCTACCCATAACACCTGAAGTAAAGTAGTGGCTATAAGCTATCCCACTGATAACCGCTACATCTAAAAAGGGACGAACCTCCCAGTTATATTTCTTTAGATTAAAATCATTATAACCAATCAGTCCTTCTAGCTTCCTGTCAGACTCAATAGCTCTGTCGATACGGTACTCATGATTACCGATAAGAAAGACCTTTTTAGGTTTCCAGACTTTCTTCTTGTTTAGTCGCTGCCTCTTCTGTTCTGCAACGATAGGTTTCATGAAGGTATCCATAGCCTTGTTACCAGCCTCGATATCATCATGATAAGTTCTACCCTCAAACGATTTCTTACCAATGTCATAAACACTAAGGCTGGGCATATCCCAGTGATCTCCTAAGTGAACGATGACGTCAGGTTTAATCTTAACAGCGTACTCACCTGCCCACGCTAAGTGATCGAATGAGTTGTTAGGCTTGCATTGTGTATCAGGAATTATCAAGTGTCTCATTGGTTCCCTTTAATAAAGTAACAAAGTATTCAGCATCAATAACAGCAAGAGGCTTAGAATGATTCTGTTTGACAATGACTGTCGGTTGTCTACCCTCAGGACAGTTGTCAGCAGCTTGTGAGTAAAAAGCATAAATAGCCATAGACTCTCTTGACTTACACTCAACAGAGATACCGAGCTGATCTCCTACCTCTTGAGAGAACTGTATGTCCTCTCCTCCTGCACCCATACTAGTAGATTTCACATCGGACCTGTAAAAATTAAATCTTTCGATGAGATGATCTCTGAACCACTGTTGGAGCTTTCTACCTTTTGCTTTTGCGCTTTGGGTTTTAATGGCTTTCTCCTTAAATCTAAAAATTTATCTAGTCTTACTTTCTTAATACTTTTAATCCACTGTTTAGGTATATGTATCCTAGAGTTAGACTGATCGTAAGAGATTGCAGCAGCAAGACAGATAGCATCCTCTGTCTCGTCAACAATAAACCCAATACTTAAAACAGGATGTACATCAGCTTTAGAGTTATCCTCCCATCCTGCATCAGCAACAGCATCAACCCATTGAACATAACCTATCGTGAAGTGCTTGGCGGTTTCCATAATTGCTTCTCTTTTCTTCTTATCCATAAGAGCCTTCCACGTTCAGTTAGTTTATCAATGTCATGATCGTACTTCTCACTCACAGCTTTGAAAAGACTTTTCTCAGTTGTGCATTTCTCCAGAATCTTATTGGCTTTGACTGGACCAATACCTTTAAGACCAGCAATGTTGTCAACTCGATCACCAGTAAGAAGCTGAATGTAGAAATTCTTAATGGCTTGAGCTTCGGTAACATAATACAAATCTTCTTTTACAAAGTTGTAGTGCCATCCTCTAATCATGTCTAAGTCTTTATCGATGGTCATGATGCAGCTAGAATCTTCAGGTAGCTCGTAGGCTTTGATTCCCATTGCATCGTCAGCCTCTTGACCTTCTTGGAGTTTAAAGTCCCACTTAGTTATGAGATACTCACGCAGAGAATCGTAATGGACTGGTCTTCTAGCCTCTTTACGATTCCCCTTGTAAGCTTGCTCAGTAGCAATTTCTGACCTATAGTTTTTCTTCCCTGTCAGATAGCCTTCATAAGAATCTATTCCTTTGACCTTAATCAGTCTATCAACAAAATTACCCATCCGAGAAATAGCAAACTTTTCCTCATCAGGTTCATTAGAAGAAAACCCAATACGGTACGTCAGAATATCTCCATCGATGAGTGCCTTCGCATTGTTCATCGACTTAGACAAATTACAGCGTCTCTTCAGCTACTGAATCAGAAGAAGGAACATACTCAATCAATTCAGTTATGACTAACTTGTTGATGCCTGTTCCTACACCTGTCTTACCCTTCCAATTGTAAGCATACGGTTTAAGAGTAGCTACTGCTTTGGAGCCGTTCTTAATCTTACAAGTAACTTCTGATCCGTCAGACAACTCAGCCTTGATTGGATAGTTCTTAGATTTAGCTGTAACGTAAAAGCCTTTGTCATCTTTCTTCTTGACATTGACACCCATTGACTCAAGCTCATCGATAGCCTTTGTTGAGAGGTTACACAAGTCTACCTGATACTTACCGCTCATCTCATTAGGTGTGTCAAGAAAAGCCCACATAACATCTGCTTGTACAACTACTGGTTTTAGATTAGCCATATATTCCTCTTAGTGTGTTGTTGCCCAATTATCACCTATTTTAAACTCGCCATCGAGCGGACAACGTAGCCCTAAAGCGAGTCCTGCTTCCTGAATTGCCTGAACGCCTAATCGACCTACAGATTCAGCACACTCTTTTGTCGTTTCTATTTGCCATTCATCATGAACATTAGCAACAAAAGAGCCATGTATTTTACCAGCTTTTAATTTGGAGTGTAGCAATACTAAAGCCTTTTTCATAACCACAGCACCAGCTCCCTGTAGCAAAGTGTTGAGAGCAGCATGTTGAGATCGAACAATTAAACGCCTACCATCCAGACTAGGTAAAAACCCTTTCTCAGCTATACGGTTAACTTTCTCTTTTAGTTTATGTAAGGCTGGTGTGTTACCAAGAAAACTGTTAATCAGCTTTCTACCTTCTTTCTCACTACCTCCTACAATCTGACCTATCTTAGCAGGACCAGCCCCATAAAGAAAAGCATAGATAAATGTCTTAGCTTGATCTCTATTCGTTAGACCTGCAGCCTTCATGTTAGCTGTGTGGATGTCACCACTCAGTATCTCATTAATGTAATCTTCATCACGCATGTAGTGTGCCAATAGTCTAAGCTCGATTCCAGAAGCATCAATACCACATAGTACATTACCGTCCTCTACCGTCCAGCATTCTCTGCACTCTTTACCAAACGGATTACCTACCCTCGGAACCTGTGCCAGATTAGGCTTGCTGTGCGTCATTCTACCTGTCACAGCCCCATTACTAATCAAACGGCAGTGAACTCTGTCGTTCCTGTCGGCGTAGTCAATCCACTTCTCAACCTGAGTAATTCTTTTTTGAAGAAGAAGGTACTCAGAGATTAGTTTAGCCTCTGGTATGTCTATGTTAGACAGAACCTTCTCATCAACAATGACAGAACCTTTTTCAGTGTGCTTAGTAGGTTTCCAACCCAGAGCTATGAGACGCTCTGCTATCTGTTTACGACTACCTGCATTAAAGATTTCTATTTTATCTTTAAGTCTTTTACCTGTCTTTTCACTAATACGTTCAGTTACAATAGGTCTGAAAACTTCTTGTAATTCTTCCTCAATTTCTGCCAGTCTTTTCCTCCAGTCTGTAAGAAGGAATAACGCTTTCTTAACATCGAGCTTGAATCCGTTATCTTCTTGCTGTTTGAGAATGACAGCGACTTGATGCTCAAGAGTAGATGACTCACCCCAATCCAGTAGATCTCTACTAAGATTCTCAAATAGTGTAGCGGTGACTTCGACATCTTGGATGCAGTAGTCAACCATCTCATCACACAGCCCTCCATCGAAAGCAGTGAAATCTCCTTTGTGCTTTCCTAATCGTAGTCCCCATGATCTTAGCGAGTGTCCTCCTTCGAGAACTGGGTTTAGTAGCCTTGACATTAATAATGTGTCGCGCAATTGGCTTGAGTCGATACTCAAGTTCCAGTGCTTCCTTAACACTGGTGCATCGAATCCTACGATGTTGTGACCAATCAAGATATCGTTTGGTCTTAGATACTTTTGTAACTCGCTTGCTTGAGTCCATACTTTAGCCTCCTCTTTATTTGTTAAGTCTTTAGTGACAGCACACCAGATCTGACTGATGGTTCTGTCGGTTTCTACATCAATAATTATGTTTCTCAAAAGTCCTCCAAGTCTGGTTCACCATCGACAGATTTGTACTCCTCAATGTAAATACCTCGATACTCATCTGGGTCATCACAACAATCATAGTATCGTTCTTTACAATAAGCCCAAGATCCTTTGGCTACGATCTTATTGTAGTGTTCTCCGCAACCTCCGTAAACATTAGCCCAAACTAAATATTTTTTTCTCATAAAGCATTCTCGTCTTCTTCATCAAGACGTTGACACATCCTACCATACTTTAAATCGTAAAGTAATCGACCAGCAGGACCAACCTGACCAGAGTGCCTGTTCTTTAAAACCCTGACCTGTGTAGTATTGCGCTCAGTAAGGTCAGGATGCTGACTAGAACGCTCTAAGCCGATAACAATGTCCGACAACTGAGCTATCGAGCCAGAGCCTCTAAGAGCTGATACAGAGACTTGTGCGCCATCCTCAAAGCCCTTACCCTCTGGACGCTTCAAGTGAGACACCAAGAAAAGAGTGATTCCTGTCTCCTGAACAAGCATTCGGAGTTTAGTCATAATCTCGTCAATTGCTTTACGTTCATCGCTCGCTTCCTGCGCTGAAACCACTATTGAGACGTGATCGAGGTAGATATAACGACAATTCAAGGCACGAGCAAAATAGCGACAATTATCCACTATCGTGTCGATTGAATTAGATCCGAAGTGGTCATAGAAATAGAACCTATCATCCTTCAGCAAAGCATTATAAGCATCTGCTAATTCTTCATCGGAAACTTCAGTGTCTGGTAAATGTATTGGTTTGTTTAAGTGCAAAGACATCAGTGACCTTGCAGTTCTTGCTTTGTCTTCCTCAAGAAACATGATTCCGAAGTTGTCATCAGTCTGGTTAAAGATACTGTAAGCAAGCTCTCTAATAAATTGAGACTTACCAAGTCCTGAGCCAGCGGTGACAGTCACAAGCTCTGCTTCCCTGATACCCATCGTCATCTCATCTAGTGCTTGGAAGGGATATCGAACAAGAGACTTTGTTGGTCTTTTGAGAACCTCTTCTCGCAACGATGAAGAGCTTACGATGCCTTCAGGGACATGACGTTCTGCTCTCCACCAAGTCTCCATGAAGAGCTTGTCATCGCCTCTGGACAGATAGTCACAGGCATCTTTGTAATCCGCTTGAGGCTTAAACACTTTAATTTTAGATCCAAGAACTTTGGTAATAGCCTCGACAGCAGCCTTACCTTGCTCATCGTTATCCATAAACACTACGACATTATCAAAGCTATCGAGCCACTTGTAATACTTACGCACATCTGCTGAGGCACTGGCTGCACCGTTCCTGATCGACACCACCGGAAATTTAGATCCGAGCATTTGAAATGCAGCACTACAATCATGCTCACCCTCTACCAAGCTTACATACTTGCCACCTTTAGTAAAGTGACTCATTCCGAATAACTGAGCATTAGACCAGTCACCAGTGGTGCTAAACTTTTTCTCAGTGATGCCACGTTTTTTGTAAGCAACAATTTTACCGTCACTGTCGGTGTACGGAAACCAGTAGTTTTGTCCATCTGATTTCACACCAAAAAACTCCATTGTAGCTCTTGATATGCCACGCTCTGGAACTGATTTAAATATTGAATCTTCAGATGGATGAGATAAGGTCTTAACCTCTTTCCAAGCTGATGCGCTGTTAGAAACTACTGACATATTTCTCCTTTTATGTTCACCTAAGTTTTTGTCATTGACATGAACAACCTCACAGACATAACACTTTGTTCCCCAGTCGTAGATAGCTAAAGCATCTGACGATCCACAATCTGGACAAGGTTGATGTGCTTTTAATTGAATTCCCATAACAAACCCTTTTTTATGTGCTAAAATTTACTACTTAGTTTAAGTTAATACTAATTATAATAATAATAACTAATACTAATTAACACTACTTAGAGTGCTTTCTGATCTCTCTTGAATCATCTGATTCATTGTCAGTAAGACAAATTGAGGTGAGTAAATATCCAGCAACTCTAAAAACTCTGAGATTACTGCATAAAAATGTGCCTCCTCCTCACTGTCTGCAAACTGCTGACCGTCATCATGTCCATCTTGATCGTAAAATTCATCATCCATTTTTATCTCCTAAAGATCGTAAAATATTTCTGTAATACCTAAGTGATTGTAATCGTGTTCGTCTAACTGGTCAAACTCAAAATCATTTTTCTCATCGCTTGAGTGCATCAAGTCCCTTCTGTCGAACGTGAAAAAGTCACCTGAGGCTTCGCAACAGTGATTACACAATTCTATATAATCTTTAGTTTCTCCTGATTTTCGAGTTGCTTCAAAATCAGTCAATAAAACATCACACGATTTACAACGCACTTTAGTCTCCTTTTTTAGAGCTTACTTGACCTGAGCATACAACCTCATCGGTCATTCTTTTTACCTCACCAGTGTCTTCAGCAAACAAAACAGTGGTTCTTTTAATTCTCTTCTCAGTTCCGTCATAGAACTGGTCAGCATCTCTTCTGCCAGCGTAATACTGAGCCACCAGCTCTTCTTGAGATTGTACCAGCTTGTAGACTTTACCTTCCAAGACATATCTTGGTCTTTTTGCCAGATTGAAAAAAGCATCTTCTTGACCGCATTGAAATGGTGTTTTATTTTTCATTAGTAGTTTTCCTCATCATAGTGTTCGTTATCATCAAAAAAATAGTTGGTTTTTTGACCGTACTCCCAACCTTTATCATATTCTACTCGCTCTTTCTCATTCCAGCAAGCCCTATCTCGATCATACCTTCGGTAGTGACAATCACATTTACCCTGCTCGTATGGTGTCTTAAACTTCATGACAACGCTCCTAGCCACATCCAGACCATGATGCCTACGTGAATCGCGGCTAAGAGACATAAAAACAAAATCATTCCACCGTTATTCATGCGATCTCCTCATCGTTAATTGTAGTGGTTCTACGAACCATTGTGTAGACTGTAGAGTCCAAAACATCTTTGTAGCTTTTGGCTTCTTTAAGATCCTCAAAGAACATCACAGCTTCGTGATGTCCTTCCGAGGTGTTTGCTATGATGACGTACTCTACGTCTTTGTACTGAGAGTTCAAGACATCTCCTCCTCAATGAATTTTTCATACTGTTCTTCAGACTGGTACTTGACACCTGCGCTAGAGATATATTTACCTGCTCTCTCCCACTTGGCAAACTCTATCGCTTCTTCTTTAGCTTGCTTTGGTTCAAAACCTCTAGAGATGACGTACCAGTCACCACGCTCTCTTGGATACTTCTTACCATCCAAAGTTACTTGAAAGTAGTAACCATCCCAGCTTGTTTCTGATTTAACTTTAGTCATTTATTTCTCCTTGTTTTATTAATTAATATTCCCTTACCACACCTCTATTCTAATTGCGCTTTATTTCTAGGTCAAGCTTTTTCGTACTAAATAAACAATTTATTTTGACACATTATTTATTCCTTTAAAGCATAAATAAATCAACAGATTATGTAGACTCCCTAGTTATTTTTTAGTGACTGATAATTGCGCTAATGTCAAGTCTTATTGTGGAGATTTGTGGAGATCTGTGTAGTCCTGTGAGGCTACTTCGCAAACACATCCTCCTCCCTAAATTATTAAGCACCCTGTGGATAAAAATGTATAACTTGTGGATAACTTTTATGAGCATAATGTAAATGCGAATCATTATCATTTACAAATCTAAATAGGAATCATTCTCATTTAGCAGATTGTGGATAACTTGTGGACAAAATGTGGATAACTTTTATGGGGGGCTGGGTTGTCACTCTGAGTGTTGTATAATTAACACCCTAACAGACACAAAAAAAGTGAAAATGAAAAAGAAGATTAACCTCTAAGAACCTCTAAGGACCGATAAGAACCTCTAAGCACCGCTAAGGGACGTTAACGGACGTTAAGAACTGAT